CAACAGCAGTAAAGAATGAACTTGCAACAGATAGCTTACAACCTATTACACTTGTTTATATCAATGTAGGTTCTGGCTCAAGATTTACAGATCATTATAAAAATGTTACTTATGATTCTAACACTTATACATCATCATCATTATTTACTAAATTATCTAGTGTTACAGAATCCTCAGAAATTGAAGTAAGTAATATTACACTTACATTTACAGGTGCAGATCAAACTATTACATCTTTATTTTTAAATAATATTTATTTAGAAAAAGAAGCAGAAGTATATAAAGGTTTTTTAAATAGTAGCGAACAAGTTATTGCAGATCCATTTCTTTTATTCAAAGGTAGAATTGAATCTTTTAGTATAGATGAATCTATAAATAAATCAGATGTTAATGTTGTAGTAGCTTCTCATTGGTCAGACTTTAGTAAAATAGAGGGAAGAAAAACAAACACAGGTTCACAACAATTACATTTTAGCACAGATAAAGGTTTTGAATTTGCATCACAAACAGTTCAAGATATTAAATGGGGAAGACCATAATGCAAGATGTTATAAATCTATTTAATAATTTTGATCGTTATAAAGGAAAACAGATTAACAATTATATAGAACCATCAATTAAACTAAATCAATATAAAAAGTTTTATCATAATAATGAATTAGTTGGTTTTGTTAATTGGGCTTACATACATGATATTGTTCAGAAAAGATTTAAACAAACAGGAAACATAAAACCTAATGAATGGAACTCAGGTAAGAATTTATGGTTAATAGAAATAGTATCTATAAAAAATACATTTAAGATGATGAGGTGGGTTTATAATTATTTTAGAAAAGAATTAAAAGTAAATCATTCTATAAATTGGTTAAGAGTTGATAGTGATATTTATAGAGTTGGTCAAAAGTTTAAGAGGAGTTTTCACTAATGGGTGGTGTAGTTGATACTATTGTTAATGTTGTAAGTAGTTTTATAGGTTGGCTTATACCTGTGCCTGATATACCTGACTTTGATACACCAGAAGAAGAAAAAGGTGTATTAATTAATAAACAATCTAACAACGCACAAATTCCTATTGTTTATGGCAGACGACAAATTGGAATTACTAGAGTATTTGTAGAATCTTCTGGATCAGATAATAAATATTTATATATGGCTGGAGTTCTCTGCGAGGGTGAGATAGAAGAAGTAGAACAAATATTTGTAGATGATAAAAGAGTTTTTTTTGATGGTGCTTTAGATCATGGAGTTACGAGAGAAGTATCCTCATTAGATTCTAATTTTTTTAAAAACAATGCTTCTAATATTCAAATACAAGCATTTAATGGAAAGGATACACAATCAGCATCTTCTATATTAACTAATGCAACAAATTGGTCATCTAATCATAAATTAAGTGGAGTTGCATATTTAGCTTTTAGATTTACTTGGGATAAAGATGCTTTTAGTAATATCCCACAAGTTAGAGTAACATTAAAAGGTAAAAAAGTTTACGACCCTAGAGATACAACAACTAAATGGACACCTAACTCTGCATTAGTATTATTAGATTATTTAAGAAACACTAGATATGGAAAAGGATTACCAGATAGTGCATTTGAAACAAACTTTGCTTCTTTTCAAACAGTTGCAACAGAAGCAGATACTTTAATTCAACCAAGAACAACAAGTGTAACAGAAGTCGCTGGATTATATAGAGAAGATTATAATGGTTATCACGGCGATTATCCAAGTTTTTTTTTAAACAGGTCTGTAACTTCAACAGCAACTGTAACAAGTATTATTAGCGTTAGTCCAGGAAATTTTAAATCACAAAAATATTCTGGTTATTTTACAGCACCTAGTTCTGCAAGTTTTGTATTTCAAACTAACTCTGATGATGGTTCTGCTGTTTATATTGGAGATGCAAGTCAAACAGTAGATAATTTATCAAAAGAAATAGAAGCTAACAGAGATACTAAAATGGTTGTCAATAATAGAGGATTACACCCAAATACAGCACAAGATGGAAGCAAAACTTTAGTAAGTGGTTCAGTTTATCCAATCATTATTATTTTTGGAGATAATGCTGGTGTTGGGAATTTAGATTTTTTTTGGAGAGTAAGTGGTGGAACTAACAGTCAAAGTTTATCTGCAAATTTTACTAGTAGTAAAGTTGTATCAGATGTCATTCCTAAAATTATTAAATTTGAAAGTAATTCTGTTTTAGATACAAGTCAAAAAGTTATAGATAATGTAAAGAAATTATTAAATCCAATGAGGTCTTTATTTACTTATAACAATGGTCAATACAAACTTAAAGTTGAGGGAACAGGAACAGCATTTAAAACGATTACAGAAGATAATGTAGTTGGTGGTGCTAAGGTTATTGGAGAAAGAAAAAATAATAAATACAATCGAGTTATTGGAACCTATGTAAACCCGTATAAGAATTGGCAAAATGACACTGTAACTTTCCCACCAGCAGACGATACTAATGTTGCAACAGAATTTAAACACGCAACTATGCTTTCAGCAGACAATAATACTTTGCTAGAGGGTAACTTTCAATTTCCTAATGTAACTAACACTTATAATGCAGAGGCTTTATGTGAAGTAATTTTAAGAAGATCAAGACAACAATTACAAATACAATTAACTCTAACATCAGAATTTTTAGAATTAGAAATTGGAGATATTGTTGCAATCACATATCCATCAGGTGGTTTTAGTGCCAAGCCATTTAGAGTGTTAGGTTTAGAAATAAACGAAGATTTAACTGTAAATGTTCAGTTGTTTGAACACCAAGATAATTTTTATGACTTTAATACAAAAAATCCTATTGCAACAATACCAGATACAACTTTACCTAATATAACTAAAACAGTAGATATAAGCACACTCTCTGAATATTTAACAATTACTGATGAACTTACATTTCACAATGATGGTGTTGTAATTACAAAACTTATTATTCAGTTAGGAGATTTCTCAACTATTGATTCTTTTTTCGATCATGTAGAAGTAGAAGTTTCAGAAGATGGTGTAAATTATACAAGTGTAGGAACAGGAAAACAAACTAAGTATGAAGTGTTAAATGTTAAAAGTAATTTTCTTTATTATGTAAGAGTAAGATATGTTAATAGTGCTGGTGCAAAATCTAACTATTTAGTTGGAACACATACAACATCTGATACTACTCCACCATCTAATGTTCAAAACTTTTCTATAAATGTTACAGGAACTACAGCAACTCTTTCTTGGGACGCTGTAACTGATCTTGATTTATCTTATTACATTATAAAATATACTTCTAATATTGTTAATCCTTTATGGGCTAAATCAAAAACTATTGTAAGTAAAATTGCAAGACCAGGTACATCAGCAACAGTACCTTTTCAAGCTGGTAGTTATTTAATTAAAGCTGTAGATAAAAGCGGTAATTTATCACTTATAGAAACAGTTATTAAATCTAGTATCTCAACTGCAAATTACGTTAATCAAACTACAATAAATGAACATACTGCATTTTCTGGTACTAAAACAAATGTAGAAGTTGCAAGTATCAACTCAGTTAATCATTTAGGACTTACAGCATCAGGAACACTTGGCAACTCTAGTACAACAGTTCAAAGTTCTGGTACTTATGCTTTTAATAATCAAATTACTTTTTCAGGTAAATTAAAAGCTAAGTTTGATGCAAATGTTATACAAACAACAGATCAAGTTGCAGAATATATAGATACAGGGCGACCAAGTTCTTCTACATTAATAGACGCTGGAACACCAGACCCATTTGATGGTACTGCTACACAAAATAGTGATTCAATATTACAAATTTCAACAAGTGATGATAATGTTACCTACAGTTCATTTACTACATTTAACACAGGAGAATATATTGGTAGGTATTTTAAATTCAGAGTTTCATTTACTTCATCTGATAATAAAGCTAGACAATTAATAACTCAATTATCTATTACAGCTAGTCTGCAAGAAAGAACTGAATCTGGTGCAGATATAGCAAGTCTTACAAATGGCAAAAATGTTACTTATGCTTCTGCTTTTGCTTCAAGCCCATCATTAAATATATCTGGTCAAAACATGGCAACAGGAGACACATTTACAATAACAAATAAAACTGCATCTGGGTTTACTATTGAATTTTTTAATTCGTCTGGTACAAGTATAAACAGAACATTTGATTTTTTTGCAAAAGGAGTAGGTCAAATAATTACTTAATATTATGGCACAAGTATCACAAATCACAATCAATAACCAAGCATTTAGTACATTTAGAACTACAATGAATGATAGTTTTAGTGCTTTAAATTCTATGCACTCAGGTACATCAAGACCAGCTAGTGCAACAACAGGAACACTTTGGCTAGATACAACAAATGCTGGTTCTAACTCTTTATCAATTAAATTTTTTGATGGTTCAGACGATATAACTTTTGCAACAGTAGATACATCTGCAAATACAATAAACTTTACTGATAGTGCTTTAGATGTTGTGTCGGATACCACACCTCAACTTGGTGGGAATTTAGATTTAAACTCAAATAATATTACAGGTTCAGGAGATATTAATATTACAGGAAGTTTAACTGTTGATGGTGGCACAATAAAATTAGATGGTAATTATCCTGTTGGTACATATAACGTAGCTTTAGGAAATCAAGCTTTAGAAGCAGTAGAAGCTGGTGGTATTCAAAATACAGCAGTAGGAAATCAATCACTTGAAAATGTTACTACAGGCGATAACAACATTGGTGTAGGTCATAAAACGTTATGTACTTTGACTACAGGTTCGTGCAATGTGGCAGTGGGTAAAGATGCACTTAGAACTAATACAGCAAGTAATAATACAGCTATAGGTCAAGAAGCTTTAGTTGCTAACACCACAGGATGTAGAAATTCATCATTTGGAAGTCTATCTTTGGATGCTAATACAGAAGGAGATACCAATGTTGCAGTAGGTTATCAATCTTTAAGTGCTAACACAACAGCAGATAATAATACAGCAGTTGGTTCTTTTGCTTTACTTGCTAACACCACAGGAACAAAAAATACGTCAGTTGGTAAAAGTTCTTTAGCAACTAACACTACAGGCGATTGTAATGTTGCCTTAGGTGTAGATGCTTTAACAAGTGCTACAACAGCTTCTAACAATACAGCAGTTGGTGTAAGTTCTTTATTATCTAACACAACAGGTTGTAGAAACACTGCGTTAGGTTCATGTTCTTTAAAAGCTAACACAACAGGAGTAAATAATGTTGCTTCTGGTTTTACATCAATGCTTTTAAATACTGAGGGAAGTAGAAATTCTGCTTATGGATATTCTTCATTAGGCTCTAACACTACAGGAAAC